CGTGATTATAGTCAGGTCCGCTACGCTCTTTTAGGCGACGATATTGTTATCGCTGACAAAGAAGTAGCAGAAGTATACATATCGGTGGTGCATAGTCTCGGTGTGGAGATAAGTGCTCTTAAGAGTCACAAATCTCCTGATCTTTATGAATTCGCAAAAAGATGAATTTATAAAGGCATCGAGATAAGCCCTTTCCCTTACTCGTCATTGAAAGAGTGTATAACAAGGTATTATTACCTTGTTAACCTCATTAATGACTGTAAGAAGAAGGGGTTTGTACCACTGGTTAGTTCCCCGGAATCTGTGATGGACATGTATGGTATCATACTTCATCGCCGAAAAAGATATCGGCGGGAAATGTGCTACCTATCATTTATCAGTGAAAGCGTAACTGAATTGTTACGTGGTACCCAGACGGCCAGAGAGTGTTTTCACAAGCTCTCTAGGTGAATGGGCTACCATTTTGAAGATACTGAAGAAATCGATTATGATGATTTCTTCAAAGATATTATCTTCAGGATTTTTACTGATAACCGACCAGACTATAAAGGATTAGTATGAAATTTCGGAGACCTGGCTACTAACCAGGTTGAAGAAGTTTTCAAATACTTATTCTTTAAGGTCGGAGTCCATCGTGGGGTCCAGGACCTAGATCTTTGAATGATTCCTATTCTCGGAAGTTATACCGAGGTAGTGAAGACATTCAATGATCTGAGGAAGCGATCTGACAAATTCCAGAGAGGAGAAGTAGACTGGCCTTTAGTATTAAAGGCAATGACTACCCCTTCATCGGATAAAATATTTTCCATGAGGGCCTCTCGGAGGGTGCCATTAGCTTCTGCTATCATTGGTAAGCACTTAGAACGAGGGTTTAGTGTACTTAAGGAAGTCTATGACTTCCCTTGTACCTTTTGCCCAAAGTTCTCAGTAGTTACAGAGAGCAGTCCTGCCTAACTGATGATTCCTGTCAGTTAGGACGGCTAAGAGCTACACCAGTGGGAACTGGTGCCTAACCAAGTCATTAGAATTCTCGGTCTTCCTATCTGTACCATACTAGGTACGTATAGGTAGGGTGACAAAGACTCTCTAATTG